ATGCTTTTGGTGTATTTTCTGGTTTCTTTGCCATAGGACATTCAAATCCTTTACTATTGTTGTTTCTATTACCAGTAGTTAAACCGAATGTAGCTAACGCTCCTGTAAAGACCGATGCTACAAAAGTTATATCTGAGTTACCAGACTTCTTAACCATTGGTATATCGACGTAGTTCATAGTGATAATAAATCCACTCCAAACAACGACACCCAGTCTTACGAATGTTCCTAGAATCTCGATCTGATGTTCTTTATCCTCAGCAACATCTTTGAGTTTAGTTAT